CCGATCCCCCACCACCGCCAGCGCACACTATGATTCTGTCAAACTCCTCCCCGAAAGAATACCGCATAAAATCTAAAACATCTTCTTTTCTTTCTAGAAATTTTTCTCTAGCTAACTCTGGTTGTTTACCGGCTCCACCGTCCCCGATACAAAGTTTATTTTCCAAAGAGATAGTGTTGAGGTCTTGCTCTGCCGTATTAATCACGGCAGTCCTATTATAACCTAATTTACCAAACGTTTGCACAATTCTTGATCCACCTTGCCCTGCGCCAATAAATGCAAATTTAAAGGAGACGTCTACATCGTCTTCTATTACGTTTCGGTACACGGCTTCCGACCCTTCGTTGACCGCCTCTGGCGTAGGGATCATCATTTCGTCAGGTAATGAGATATCTATCTCTTCGTTATACATGTGTTTGATTTGATCGTCGTTATTTAAATTTTGATTTTCTTCAGTCATTATTTTTCCTTTTCTTTACTTACACTTTTTAATTACGCTTATGGCCCACCATTCTCTGAATCACAGGTAGCACAGGTATACGGATCCGAATTGAAGTCTTCCACGCCCTGAATATCTCCCACGCTCGTACCACCAATGCCAGTTTGAGTAATCGTACCGCAATAGTTAGTGGTATAGCCGGTGTCCACCCAAAACACAACATCGCCCACCGAAGGCGCGTACGACATGGAATCATCAATAATATAATACGTGCCCGAGGCAGTACAGTCTTCTACTCGGAAGTAAGCTCCCGGGGTTGCCGTAGTTGTCGTCGTTGTGGCCGCTGTATCGTCATCGACCATAGTTACAGTGACCGGGTTAGTTCCGGTAATAGCGGCGGTGTTATTTGTGGCAGATCCAACCCCATCCTGCTGTGCGTTCGCCAGCGTGATCTCAAATGTTTCATCGCCTTCGACTGCTGTGTCACTATGAATCGTTACATCAAAGGTTAAATAGTTTTGACCATTATCGAATGTTAATGTTCCGTTGGAGCCTGTATAATCTGCCCCATTAGTAGCAGTGCCACCGCCAAACGAATAATCGACTCTCGCTTCGGCGCCGCTATTATAATTTTCTCTTACGACAGCGACAGTAAGGGTTTGGTTTCCTGAGTCTCCTTCTGTGATAGAATATGTCCGAGCAATGCTGTCAATCACTTCACCTTCTGTGGCAAACCTTAAGTCACAATAACTAGCGTCATCATTTAAGACTGTTACAGTGTGAGTGTTAAGCGGTGTTATAGAAACGGTGCCCTCGGTAACCGTCGCGTTTGTGAGTGCAACGGTAAAGGTCAAATCGTCCGATACATAGCTGTCAGCATTTATAGTTATGTCTATGGTTTGCGATGTTACACCGGGGCCAAATGTCAAAGTGCCAGACGCTGCAACGTAAGTGCAGCCGACGCAATCCATGGCTGTGCCATCTGCCGTGGCATAGGCAACTGTAGCAGTACCGTTCACATTATCAGAGGTAACGGTAACGGAGTGTATCGAGGTTGCTCCCAAACCACCGGTTCCTTCCGCTATAGAAGATGTTGCCGTGGCAAAAGATATGTGCGTCGCTTGTGGCGTAGCGGTTGTTGTCGTCGTTCCTCCCCCTCCTGAAACTATATTGGTTATTACGTTGGCAAAAAAGCCATCCACAATGGCGTAAGTAATTGTTATGTTTCCACTTTGAGCATCAGTGTATACGGCTTGCCCCTTAGGCACTATGGCGCGCGTATGATTGTTTCCTGCGTTTATAAGGCAAATCCGTGTTCCCCCTCCGTCGGCAGCAGTGCCTAACTTGCCTGAGCCAGAAGACACTAAAATGTCATATATAATAATGCTCTTGTCTGCTGCGCACGCAGGAATAAGCAAACCGTTATTTGCGTCTAGATAAGCGGCGTCTCTGCTTATGGTATTCCCGGGGTCTCTTTTTCCTGTATCTCTAAAAGTCATTTTTGTTCCTTTGCCTTACTGTGATACAGCATGCTAGCCATGAACATGTCTAGCTGGTGTTCGAAAGCTATTTCTTCCACAGCTTTAACTTGTTTTTCGTTTTGATCTGTCGGGGTCTTGCAATATTTAGAAACAGAAGCGCCCCAATCCTCTGGAGCTTCATTGACTGCGATAATTTCGCCTATGGTCTTGGCTACTTCCTTTTGCGCCTTTGAGAGTCTTGTCTTCTTGTGCGTTTTTCTAAGCTCTTTTTCAACTTTCTTTTCTAGGTCTTGAGACTTAATTATATTATCTTTAACCTGCTCAAGATTAAATTTTCCCTTCGACGCTCTTTCTTGAGGAACACCATCTGTCCCCGAGGGCCTTCCGTTATTCGGAGAAGTAGTTTGACTCTTCTTTGTCGTGTCCTCCGTGGGTTTTTTAGCGGCGGGGGGGACATTTTGTTTTTGTAGCTCTGGGTGAGCGACTTCTTGCGGGGTCCACTTTTCCATAGCTGGGTTATCTACGGGTGATCCGCCAACAAGAGGGAAATAGAGACCATCGTCTCTGTCGTCTATGTATTTCTTTTGAGCCTCATGAGAATCTTCCTCGTTCGGAAGTCTATTTGTGTTGAGGGCTTTGAAAAGTTCCTCCGGAGTGAGTAGTCCAAGCTCGGCCATTCTGGTGTACACTCTGTATTTCTGAGTATTGTCTCTTAGCAAGATTTCTTCAAACTTAGGGACGGGGTAATTTTTAAAACCAAGAACTTTGGACACCCTTTTTACCTCAGGTAAAAGAAAGTCGTTCAAAAACGTTTTCCTAGCTTGCCTAAGCCTAGCGATGAATACTTCTACCTTTCCCTGTTGATTCGCAAATTTTTCTCCACTAGAGCCTACGCCGGTGAGCATGTTGTTAAGTCCGGCGTTAATGTCTGCATTGACAACTTCGTATTTTTTTGGATCAAGAATATCCGAAACCTGAGGGATAACAAATTTAGCTTCAGTCGTGTAGTCTGCGATCAAAACTCTTCCTACAGATTGGTTTTCGAAAAGCGCTTGCATCTTAGCTAGATTCTCCTGATTTATGCCGCCCTTATCCGGCTCAGTGCCCATGGTCACGATAAGGATTGCCTGTTGAACAGTCCTCGTAATAGCCATGTCCATTCTTTTAAGTTCAGCCTTATGATTTAAATCTTCTAAAACCGGGTACCCCATAGGTACGGCGTACGGCTCGTAGTCTTGTTTTTTGTAAAAAATTGCTGAAAATCTTTCTCCGTCTAGCTCAATGGTCACTGAGTTTGCAAGCGGCGAATTTTTTATAGCTTTCTTGGTTGCCTCCGGAAGCGCATCATAAATTTCACTATCTTCTTGAGTCTTGGGGTTTCTTATTTTCTCTAGTTCATAGTCGGTAAGCACTTTGTGATATTTTTTGGTTTGGTTGAAATTTAAAGATCCGGCGACCGATATGTCCGCTGGGTTTAAAACCACATACCTATAGGGAATTTCTACCTTAGAGGTTTTTCCTCCAAAGGTTTGGGTAATTTTTTTTACGTCAGCAGGCTTTAATTTCGCATCAAACCTGTAAAGAAAAACGTTTCCTGATCTATAATACTCTCTGAAGAATCTATCTTGCAAGTCCCAGATGTTTACTTTGTTAAACAAAGACTCGAAGAAGTTTCTCGATTTTTTGCTTCCACCTTCGAAAAAGATTTCGCTAGTAGAAAATTCTGTCATCAAGTCGATTGTGTTCCTAAATACCGAAAAGTTATAATAAGCCTTCTGGCACAAAATTACAGCATCTCGGATAGAAACTCCCGACGACCCGGCCCCGCTGTAAGCTTTAAACGGTATAAGGCCATCTTCAATATTCTTAAATTTATCCGTTCTTTCTATTGAGCCAGCTTTATTTCTTCTGTAGCTTGTACCTACGTGAGACGCTAAAGATTCGTGCGAAGCCGTAGAAGTCATTAAGGGTTCTCCGCTTATTGCCTTTGCAGGTTTATTCGCGGGTTTATTCGCGGGTTTCTTCGCCTTTTTTGGCGAGCTTTTTACGTTTCCTTTACTTTGGTCCATTTTTTTAAATTTTAGATTATTTTTTTGTTTAAAGTCTCATTTTAATTACACCATTCTTGGTACAAAGGTGGAACTTCCTTCGTCTAGTTTATAATTTTGCATATCAAAGTAACATTTGACAGCCCAGTTTGCAAGCAATAAAGCCGTGTAGTTATCTTTTCTTGCCCTACTTGCGCTAATATTTCGCTTTAAATGCTGGGGAAGATCAAATGTCTGTGTCCCCCTAGCTGTGGTTTTAACTTCAACTAGCGCGCATTGTCTTTTAACTTGATATACTAGATCATCTTGAGTTTCTATGAACATTCCTAAATTTGTTTCATTAACTTGTTTTAAGTTTATCCTATAAGTGCTTTGTTTGTCAAATTCGGAGCCATTTGCCGACGTTCTAGAGGCAAACCATATTTTTTTATAATCAATATTAGCCTGAAGAAGCTCGTTAGCCTTCCTTATCC